GCAGGAATTCAAACTTCTGCTTCAGGCGAAGATTGGGATTGATAACCCCAATCTATTGTTGGCCAACGAACTGGGCTTCATCAACCCGGTTCAAGTGGCATGGCAGGTGATTCCCTTCAGTTTTCTGATCGACTGGTTCATTCCAATCGGGAAGTTCCTAGGGTCCTACACGGACTTCGTGGGATTGAGGGTGATTGATCCTTTCGTGTCCCGGTTATACCGTGCTGAGCACGTATACCGAACGGACTATGGTGGGATGGCGGGGCGCGGTAATGAAGTGCGTTACGGCAAAGGACACCGGTTCTACCGGGACCTCTGGAGCCTGAACGTACCTACACTGAAGTCTCGCATTGGTCTTCCAACCAATGGTCTGGCTGGCAAAGCGGCCTCGTCGGTCGCCTTGCTCATTCAACAACTTAGCAACAGAAAGTAAGCACTATGCCCAACATGGCTAGCATCACTGTGAAAGATGTGGACGGTACCACCGATCGGGTGTTCACCTCCCTTAACCCGGCTGGCGCCGACGGCTCTCCGGCTGTCTGGCGCTGGGATGACTCTACGAAGCTGCCCGGTGAACGGGTGCGCTTCGAGGTCTCGACCCGGTGGAATGCGCAACGTACGGCGCGCAAGGCGACGTACTTCTTTGACTACCCTATCACTCGCGCGACTGCTGTCGCTGGTGTGAATGAGGTGATCGGACGCATCCAGAACCGCGGCGGGGATTGGATCTATCCGCAGACCGCGAGCGACACTCAGGTGGCGCAAGCGGCGAAGCTGATGTCCAATCTGCTGAACTCGGCCTTGGTTCAGTCGGTCCTCGCGACCGGCTATGCTCCCAACTAAGGGAGCGAACCAATGAAACTACCTCTCTCGCAGCAATTGGAGAGAATTGTCCTCGCGTATTTGGAGGACGCGAACACTCCCCGCAGTCTCGCGATTGCGTGCCTGATGAAGGCAAGGGAGTATGGGCAGCTGTTCAGCATGAAGGTGGACCCAAAGCTCTACAACGATGCTGAAGATCTTTTCCTAGATG